ATGACAGATCAAATGGTGCTGAAAACACAGCAATGGCTAAATGCGACTTACGGCAATAAAACTGGGTTCGGCTCAGTCCAAGAAACCGGCAACACTGGCTGGGACACAATCAACGCGCTCATCCGCGCTTTGCAAATCGAACTGGGGATTACAGCGACCGCAAACAATTTCGGTACTGGAACACAGTCTCGATTCAAGTCCCGTTGGCCAAACGGCATTACCCAAACTGCTGGCTATGACAATGTTAACGGGATTATTCAAGGAGCGTTGTGGTGTAAGGGATATCGAGCCGAATACGGTGGCATCACTCTTGAGTTTACCGATCACGTGGCCGATTCTATTCGCCAGATGAAAGTGGATATTGGGCTTGGCGACACGAGTGCAACGGTCGATGTTGAACTGATGATGGCGCTTCTGTCAATGAAACAGTTCCGGTTACTCTCGGCATACGGCGGCAAGACAGCTATTCGTCAGGCACAGCAAGCGATCAACCGTGGGTACAAGAACTACACAGGTATCATTCCCACTGATGGCTTGTACGGGCGTGAAATGAACACGGCTCTAATCCAGGTACTCCAAGCAATCGAGGGATACACACCTGCCGAAGCCACCGGGAACTTTGGTGCAGGCACTCGCTCCAAGCTACGGACAATTAGTAGCGGTACTAACCAGTGGGTATGGCTAGCTACTGTGAGTCTGGTCTGCAACGGCTACTCCATTTTGCCGACCAGCATGTGGAACAGCGAAATCAGCAACACGCTGAGGCAGTTCCAGCAAGCACACGCCTTGCCAGTGACCGGGGTGGCCGATCCAACCACATGGATGAGCCTGCTCACTTCTAAAGGCGACCCTAACCGGGCCTGTATGGCTTGCGATACGCGCTTTGAGATCACTGACGAGCTTGCTGGACATCTTAAGGCTGATGGTTATCAGATCGTAGGCCGCTATCTCAGTGAACCCAACCAAAGCAGTAAGTCCGAGGCGGACTATTTCAAGGCACTCCGCACAGGTGAGCTAGAGCGAATTGTGGGTCATGGGCTGAAGTATTTCCCAATCTTTCAAGAGTACTCAACTGAACTTAAGTACTTTAGTGTTGAAAATGGGCACCGTCATGCGAAAGAAGCCCAAACCGATGCCCAACGCCTTGGTGTTCCACCCACAGTGATCTACTTCGCGGTTGACTACGATGCCACGGATCCTCAGGTGACCAGCCACATCCTGCCCTACTTCAAGGCAGTTACGCAAAGTCTCGGCGGCGGCTACCGAGTGGGTATCTACGCCTCACGAAACATCTGCACCCGGGTCGCTCAGGCTGGATACGCGGTGGCATCATTCGTTTCTGACATGTCTACCGGATTCTCAGGTAATCTCGGTTTCCCCATCCCCGACAACTGGGTATTTGATCAGTTCCACGAAATTAGCGGATATCGGGGGAAATGGGATCTTGACCGTGTGGCATATTCAGGTCGCATGCCAGCCGATTCGTCGGTGCGCCCCGCGCAGCCAGTGAATTACGGCGATCTAGATTTTCTCGATCTGATCGAAGCACTTGAGAGCCGGTTCGAGGAATTGCGTGTTGTTTATAAGGACTACGCTTTCGGAGAGGATCCGATCACATCCAGTAGTTACGTGACATGGGTCAAAGTTCCGACTTGGCGATGCGTCCTCAACTACCTATCAAAGGTCTACCTCAAGGGAAGCGCAAAGTGGTCCGCGGCCGCTGAAGCATACCGGGAGGTCGACGCGGAAAGGCTGGAAGAGGACACTCAAGCGTCCCAGATAATCGCTGCCTTGAATAAGTGGATTAGCTCTGATCGACAAGAATGGACGGACCCCGCAGGTGGTGCAGTAGATGTCGCACATATGAGCGTGACCACCCTGGGCTACATCAACCCCAACCCGCTCGTCCCTGATAAGTGGACCGGTTGGGCGGGTGACTTAGCTTCAGCGCTCGGTCCGATTCAAAAGGTTGTTGACCTGAACCCCGGCTCAAACATTGTTGCGATAGCAAGGGCTCTGGTTGGCCAAGGGGATAACTATACGAATCACAGCGGACTTCAAGGTTTGACCATTCCCAATGATCTGCCGAACAACTGCAACTACTCCGACCTGTGTAGCGACGGGGATGCGATCAAACTGGCTGCGATGCTGAAAGGATCGGGGGCCGATGACCCCAACCTTCTGTCTCGAACGCTGAGGAGCTACTACAACAATCCAGTTTCGCTACTGCAGCGATTCAAGGCGATCTCTGAGAGTGTTGGTGCAAGCGATGAAAGAACCGCAAAGGACAAGTTCTTTGCAGAAATTGATGGCCTATTGAATGGCATATACGTTGGTCTTCTCACAGACGGTTCCAATGGAGCATACGGCTACTCGGGGGTTGAGCCTGGCAGAAAAACCAAGAAGGCAGCATGTCAAGCTCTAGCTGAATTCATTTACTGAGGTTGTCATCTGCTTCGTGGCTGGGGCCACGCATAAGATACGCGGCCCCAGCCACTGCGGCATAAAGTGCCCAAGCGCCTACGAAGAAGAGCAGGTTTCCCCGCCAGTTCCCAACGGAAATCTCGTGTGTGTCAGTACTGCGATAGAACGAGTTCGTGACAGTAAGTAGTAATGCTGCTGCCCCGCTTGACAAGAGTCGTATCCACAGTGCTCTCACTCTCCGTTGCGGCCATCGTTGTGGCGGGTCAACAATCAAAAGAACCAGGCCGGTGAGAAACGTTCCGTAAAGTGGAAATACCATCAAAAGAGTGCCAGCTGCGGCGAGCCCCGTGGCGGGGATATAGAAAATCCCGAAGCAGATTCCAATCCATGTCGTGTACGTACGGATCGCATCCCTGTTCGTGAAAGTAGGCGTGGCAAATCGGGCTGAGCTCCTCATGAGCATCCGTCCTGCCATGACCGTGAAGGCAATCCAGCCGAGACCGAGAGATAGGAGCGTCTCACCCCAATGTTGAGATCCATAGTAGGTGGAAGCAACTGTATCAAAAGCGACTAACGCGATGGCCGCAACCCCTGTACCCAATACGCGGATCAGTAATGCTCGACAGAGCGGCGTCTCCCATGTTGATGGCCTATCAATGATAAAAAGTAGCAGTCCTGCTAGAGGGGTAAGCCACGATGGGGTGTTCACCGGGGCGACTCCACCGATGAAGAGCAGGGAACCGGGCACTATCGCAAAGCCGAGGATGAGTCCTACCCAATACGTGTAGGTCCGAACGAATAGTTTGAAAGACTCAGCCATTTACACCTCGTCACGGGCTCCAGCACCAAAACCATGATTATTCTACGGCGGGGCAACCCATGGCGAAAGATGGAACGAACCGAGGCGGGCGCCGCGTCCGTGCGGGTGCGAAACCTGATCCGTTGAACGAGAAGCTTGCTGCTGGACGCCCCGCCACGCGTCTCGAAGACCCGCTGAATGAGCCGTTCGATTTCGAAGGCAGCGATATTGGGGACGGTGAACTGCTCGCAGGTGAAACAATGCCAGACCCCTCCGACTACCTCTCCGATATTCAGCGTGATGGTAAACCGCTCGGTGCTGATTTGGTTTACCGCGAGACGTGGCGGTGGCTCGATGCTCGTGGCTGCTCCCAGTTCGTCGCCCCACGCTTGATCGAGTCATATGCGCAGGCGTTCGAGCGTTATGTGCAGTGCGAGCAGGCGATCTCCAAGTTCGGCCTACTCGGCAAACACCCCACCACCGGTGCCGCCATCGCGTCCCCGTTCGTCGCCATATCGCAGTCGTTTAGTAAGCAGGCGAATGTGTACTGGTACGAGATTTACGAGATCGTCCGCGCCACCGCGACTACTCCGAGGCGACGCCCGCGGATCAGTTGATGAAACGCCTCCTTGACTAACCACCCCGCCCCGCGGCGTACACCGTGTACGTCCTGAATTCTTGCCCGCTCACCGCCTGTGGTGTGCGGGTTCTTCTGTATTGACCCCAGTTGATTGGAGCAAGCCCTGATGACGAGTATCCGTACGTGTGAGTCCACCTGTGTTGGTCACCCGGACAAGTTGTGTGACCTGATTGCTGACACGATCCTGGATGACCTCCTGTTTGAGGATCCGTCTGCTCGGTGTGCGGTGGAGGTGATGGCGACCAAGGACCGGATCATCGTGGCCGGGGAGATCCACCTCCAGTGCCAAGGTCTCCATCCGGGCCGCTGTACGCCGCGCACTGACTCGGCGGGCTATTCGCCGATCGGCTGGCGCATCAGCGTGCATGTCCACCGCCAGAGCCCGGATATCATGCCCGGACTCATCTGCTTCATTTTCAAGTCCGGCCACGAAATCGAAGTCGCCCTGTAACTCGCGCGATCTTGGTTCTTTCCAGGCCCGTCATCGGTATTCCGGTGGCGGGCATTTTTGCTGCGAGAACCCAACCGCCAAACACTAGTCAGACACTCGTCAAACACCGGCCAAACGCTCACACCCCCCAAGGGAGAACAGGCCTAACACCAGCCAAACACCCGTAAACAGAAAGACCCCGGACTTATCACATCCGAGGTCTAATTGGAGCCCTATACCTCGTATTTGATAAACAGCGTGACTAATCCTTGTTGGGTTTGTGCGGGTTTCTAGCCCGGAGACCTCCATTTCCGGGTAGATCCGCTCTGACGCCCGCTAGTGTACCCGAGTGAGCTGGTAGGCCCGTTGGGGGCGAGGGTGTGGCGGGTGTGGCCCGTGGAGCCCGTTGCGTTGGCGGGTTGTGGCACAGGGGGTGTAGCGGGTGTGTGGCGTGTGGCTCCTACGGATGAACGCATCTAAGCCTGCGATTCCTGTTGCTTTACACGAGCCGCTTGGATGATTACCTGGAGAAAGGGTGCATCCGCCGATCGTGTTTCAGCATCGAGTTGGTCAAAAGGACGAGCAGCTTCATGGTCGGGGTCCGTCTCGCTGATCTAAGCAGTCCAAGCGTCGTGGACGTCTTCGCAGCAGGTGTTTGTTCCCTTGGCTCTCATAAGTACCGCGTAGGCGCGGAAGAGTGCCTCCGATTGTGGCGGTATCTCTGTACCGTCGGGAATCTGCTGTCGGATCAGTTCGGCATCGCGTTCGATGTAGTTCATTTACGCACCTAGCAATCCAAACGCAGCATAGAGCGCCGCATACACGATTGGGACGTACTTTTCGGCGTTCCCCAACTGCTTGTACTCAACCTTTTTGCGCTGGATCCGGCTAAAGGGCTCATCAGAATTCCCCAATACGATCCATTCATCGCTGAAGGGCTGAACTGGCAAATACTCATGCTCGATAGCGTTGGTGACCTTAAACTTCGCCTTGTTGAGTTCACGGTAATTTCCCAACAGCACCAGCCAGCAGAGCGCCAACACGATCCCTGCCGCGCACGTTGCTCAGAGCGCCCAGGGACCTGAATTTGAAGGGAACAATCCGGCTACTGCAACCAACCCTATATTGACGGTTAGAAAGAAGGCATTCGCCGTACTCCAGTGATTGTTGGGATTGGGGTGAAACACTGAGGCTGGCCTATCTGTCATCTTGTCAGGTAGGACCTACTTGGGCAGTCATCATCTCGAAGTGTTGAATCTGTCCCATGGCTTCAAAAATCGTCCTGAATGCGTCGCGGCATTGAAGTTCATTGATCTCGGTACTGGCGTACATATCGTCGAACATCACTGGGTTGTCGCGGGTGTCCATTTGGGCTAGAAGCGCTTGGGCATGGTGGAGTGCGGTCTCGTCCACGCTGCCGCCAGGTAGACGGTCGACGAATAGTTCTCGGTTGGTGGTGAGCACCCGCTCAGTCAGGCTGTCAGCAGAGTGGCCGGTGATGTAGAGAAAGTAGTGTTCCAAGATTCTCTGGCACACACCCAGTAGGGCGTGAGGGTTAGTCACTTCACGGTATTCCTGCCACATGGCCGCATAGGAGTTCATGACCGGTGAGTAGTTCTCAAACTCGGTGGCTAGGGTCTCGGATCGGCAGATGCACGGCTCAATACTTGATTGGTTGTCTTTCTTGGTGAGTTTGAACAGGGCCACGTACCGGTAGTTCTTGAGACGTGGCCGGCTGACCGCGTCCATGAAGTACGGGTTGTGAGTCAGGATGAAGATCTGCTGTATGTAGCTGTCTTTTTCTCCCGATGGCTGCGGGTCTGGCAAGTTGGCGCACTCGTCAATCAGCCGTCTGGTCAAGGACGCGACGATGTGGATGGCATCTGTGTCCATGCTGGACACTGGGTCATCGATGACGATCACGGTACGTGAGCGGTCTTGGCCAGGAGTGTCTCTCCCTTGGAGCTGGAAGTAGAAGTACAGGAAGGCGATGAAGTTTTGCTCACCTTCGGAAAGTTCCTGCGCGATGCTGCCGCTGTCACGTAATACTTGATAGTTACCCTCCTGACTGGGGTGCACGCACAGGTGGAATCCTTGGAACCCTGATCGACGCAGGTGTTCGTTGATCTGATTCATTACCGCTGTGGTGTTCACCGCGGTCGCTTCAAGACGGCGAATTTCCCTGAGGGAGCTGCTAACTCGCGTTTTCGCGTCTTGCTCGAGTTTGCGAGCATGGCGTTGCTTATCGGCTAGTTCGTCTTTTTCTTTGTTGTAGCGGTGGATCTGCTGGTCAAGCATGTGGGCAACGAGCTGACCTGCTTTCACCTCGCATTCTTGTCTGCGGGTTTGTTGATTGGCGACAGTGGCGTTGTGCTCTGAAATCGCGGCGTTGATCGTGCCGACAGTGCCGCGGACCTGGTCCGCCAACTCTCCGAGAGGCTGGAGCGTCACGGTGGTGCTGGGAGCGTTGAGCTTGTTATCGATCCGGTTGAGATTGCTGCTGATCCGGTCTTTGAGCGCGGTGACAAGGGCGTCGTAGGTGCTTAGGTCGGCTTGTTCTGGCATAGGGCCCAGATCGCGCGAAAGCGGCATGCGCTCTAGTAGGGCTGTTGCTTGCTTGTAGGCGCGGCTGAAGGTCTCAAGGGCCTGGACTTTGCGGTCGTATTCGCTGTCGAAGCAAGCTTTGAGAGTTTGCTCGAAATCCGTGGGCAGGGTTTGCTGGCAGAAGGGACAGGTGGTTCCTGCGGCCTGGGAGTAGTGGGTGTGGCCGTGGCGCACCCAGTCGGCGGCACCAAGTTTGGACACGAAGCGCGCGTACTCGCTTTCAACGCTGCTGACGATCGGTTCAGCAAGAATCGACTCATCTGGGGTGTGAACCTCGATGTCATCAAGCGGGGCGCATTGGGTTGCGCTACTGTCGTGAGCGAGCCGGTACTGCGCGATAAGCGCCTGAAGGTCATGGTCTACTGCCGTGGTCTGGGCAAGCACGTAGTCGGCGAACTTTTGTTTGCTGCCTCGTACACCGTTAAACGCGAACGGCATTTCAGAGCGAAGGTTCTGAGTGGCACTCCAGCACTGTTTTTCAAACGCTGAGCGCAGTTGTGCTAGTCGTTGACCAAGTCGGGCTGCCTCCTGGCCACAGGCTTCGGCGTCCTCCTCGGCCTGGCGCTGTGTATCGCGTAACTTGGTGATTTGCCGATCGATTTCGATGTTTTGCTCACCCATGGTGAAAACACCGGCGAGCCCATCGAGTTGACTGATGTTGTGGCTGATGAAATCCCGATTGAACACTCTCACCGGCACCTTGGCCTGCTCGGTTCCACCCTGCCATGTCACGCCTGAACCCTCGCCTAGCACCTTGGCAATAGTGCTCTTACCGGTCCCGTTCTTACCGAAGACGAAGTTGATGTAGGTAGGTGTGATCTCCTGTCCGGCGAAGGTGGCCTGATTGACAGTGATGCGCTCGATGGCCGCAGGCATCTTCTTACTGCGGTCGCTCATCGCTTCACCTCCAGATCCAGTCTCCCTTCACGCACCCACTGATCCACTTCAGAGAGCTTGAACTTGTACATCTTGCCGACCCTGTAGGCGGGCAGGAGCCCCTCTTTAATCCAGTTACGGATCGTGTCCTTGCTGACCGTGAGGTGGTCCGCCACTTGCTCGAGGCTGACCCAGGGTTCATTGAAGTCTTCAGCCACGATGACCAACCTTCTGAGTATTCGCTACGAACTTATCGACCGGGAGGCCGACAGACTGGAGGACGCCCACGAGGTCTCGTTCCTTTAATGCCCAGTGTGTTTCATCAAGTTCGGTGTAAACCTTGTTGCCGCGCAAATCGAGTTCGTCGCACAGGCCATTGATGCTGTTTTGCCCAATCAGGTCCCACACCAGGTAGTCAACACAAGCACTAGAACGCAGCAGTCGGATATCAGTAATGATCCCGACGCCCGCGAACTGAGTCGCCGACGCTCGCCCATAGTCTTGATTTTCTGAGGCGATGATGGCCGGGAAGAGTTTGAGCTCGTCGACACTGTCCGCGTCGAGCTTCCTGTAACGCTCGAAGAGCTCGCGGCTAGTCGAGCTTAGGTCGAGGATTTGAGAGAGGGTGAACGTGAGGGTTCCTTGCTGCTGGCCTGTTGGGACGTTACCAACGAGCACATGGAAACAGTCATCGCGTACAGGACAGATCAGAGATTCACGTTGTGTTGCTGCGAACTGTTGGTACACATGAAGCGCGTCAGCATGCCCTACTTGAAGATTGTTGTCGCCGCGCTGTTCCCAAGAGGATGGCTGATCTGGTGTCACTAGAGCACCAGCAACTGCCTTGGCAAGGTCCTGGCTGGTCATGACTGACTCCACCCGCCAATGTTGAGAGTACCGATCGTGCCGATCTGCATGTTGTTCGACCCGACTTGTTGAAACACGACCTGCGGCACAGCTGGCTGCTGGGTAGATCCAGAATCATCATGCGCTGCGGCCTGATCTGTACTGTCTCCGTTCTCATCGAGAATTTCAGCGTCGATCACGTCTGTCGAAGCCGTCTCATCAACGTCCAGCTCCACCCGATCTTCTTCTTCGCCAGTCTCGCTGTTCAGGGTTGGCGCATACTCTGCCCACCGCGTCACGGCGGGGCGACGGGAGGTGTCGGCGTTAACGGCTTGGCGGTTGATTCTCCATTGTTGACGGCCGTTGGATCTGGGATGGTGCCAGTGCTTAAAGGTTTCGCGTCCGGCGCTGTTGGGCAGGTTCCTGGTGATCGCGAAGTACCACAGTCCGAGGATGAGGGTGTCGAGGCAGACTTCGTCGGCTGCGAGTAGTTCTGTCTTAGTGATGGGGCGCCCGTCGGGCACAACAAAGAGTGGTGTTGAAGCCTCGATGCTGTTATCCCGGTCTAGTGCGGTGAGCAATGCCTGAACAAGCCACTGTGTCTGGTGCTCGTCGGAATCGAGGAAGAAATCAACCACCTCGCTCATTCGCTCAGCGAGGACGGCATAGTTATCGTCAAGCATGCGCGCGAACTTCTCTTGGTGGGTATCTTCGCGCATGTCCAGGTAGGCGAATGTTCCCTCACTCTCGAGAACGCACGACTTGTAATTAGACACGCTCTTTCGCATGGCATCCGGATGGGGAAAGTAGGCGTCAGGGTTCACCAACCGGATGAGGTACTCGACTAACCCGAGGTCGGTCAGGCCATCCGACTTACCTTCATAGGAGTCTCGCTTCTTAGAGCGAGTGCGGAAAGCTGCCTTAAGCAAGGCGAGCAAAGTGCCGCCTGTAAGCCGAACATGCGGCTGTTCAAGCTGGGCCATGCCTACTCCCGAAAATTCCGAACGTTCTGAACCTTCTGAACATGGTCTCGAGGTAGACGCTGAACCTTCTGAACATCACGGTTGATGTCAGAGATGAACGGCAGGGTTCGTTCCACGCTCGAGACGAGATCCAACTGGTTCCCATCAATTCCTAGGAAACAGCGTAACTCAGGTCTCATCTCGAGTGTGGGTGACTGGCCGGGATTCTTGGCCAGGCCCTGATCAAGCCCGGTCCCACGTGTTCATGTGGGAGAGCTGTTGAGTTGACCTGGCGGGTGCCCCGTTTGCGGGGTGCCCGCCTTGGTCTTTTCTTACCAGTTTTCCTCCCATCGTGAGCCCGTAACAGCTCAACGGCTCTCCCTTCATTTTGAAGGGACGAGTCAATGCCAACTCCGGCCAGCTCCACCAATCCGTCCGTTTCCGACCTCATCGTCAACTACACAACCCCCAGCGGAAAGCAGATCAGGCTGTGCGTACCCGAACTGCCCAACGATCCTGAAGCGCGCCGCTTCTACCTCGACGAGGACAAGCGCCCCGACTGGGTCCAAGCCCACCTCGACAGCATCTATCGCGAATACCGCCAGGCTGACAACCGTCGCCGCACCGACGTCAGCATCGATCACGGTGACGCTGGTGCTGACTTCTTCGCAGCCCCCGGCATCCCCATGGAAGAACAGGTCCTGTCAAACCTTGTCGTGCTCGACCTGCTCAGTGACCTCACGCCCCAGCAGGCCGCCTTCATCGAATTGCACGCGATCGATCGTGACCAGTACACCCAAATCGCCGAGGACATGACCGGCAAGGGTCAACGCATCAGTGCTGACGCGGTGCGCAAGACGTTTAGCCGTGGCATGGCCCAGTTGAAGAAAAAGATCCTGGCCGACCCGTCCGGTTACGACCTTCCCCACGCCTTACAGGTGCAAGGCGCTACCAAGCGCACCACCGACACCACCCTTACAGGAGGGCACGATGAGTAACGCACTCAAGATCCGCCTCTCGCGCACACCGGACCCCCAGACAGTCCTGGCGGCCAAGAAAGTGCGGCTGAGCCGCCGCATGATCAAGCGCTTCTTCGGCACCAGCAACCCACGCCACCACATGGCCGTACTTCTTCCCGGAGACGCGGCCGATCGCGTGGAAGTCCAGTTCACCCGCACCGGTGACGACCTGTCGGCGCTGGCAGACGCCATCAAGGCACACGCCACTGACGGTGACTCCCCAGGAAGTCACCCTCGGCCCCAAAGAACGCGACCTCTATGAGCAACTGGTCGCCCAGATGGTTATCAGCCTGGACGGGCAAACCGTGGACGCCTCCAACGCTGCAGCCCTATCAGGCAAGCTCCTGCAACTGGCCTCCGGCGCGGTTTACGCGGAGGGTCACGAGGCGGTGGTGGTGCATGAGCGCAAACTCGACGCCCTCGAAGACCTCATCGAAGCAGCAAACGGTCAAAGCCTTCTGGTGGCCTACTGGTTCCGCCACGACCTTGAGCGCATCACCGCCCGTTTCCCCACGGCCCAGGAACTTAAGACCAGCCAGGACTTCCTGGCGTGGAACCGGGGCGAAATCCCGCTGGGCCTGATCCACCCCGCCTCCGCCGGGCACGGCCTCAACCTGCAGGCCGGGGGGCATGTGTTGGTGTGGTTTTCCCTCACCTGGTCCCTCGAGCTGTACCAGCAGACCAACGCCCGCCTGTACCGGCAAGGCCAAACCCAGCCCGTCACCATCATCCACCTCACCGCGGGCAACACCCTCGACCAAGCGGTCCTGGCCGCACTGGCAGACAAAGACACCACCCAGACCCGCCTAATCCAGGCGGTCGCCGCACAACTGACCCCCACCAACCGTTAGGAGCCGAATCATGCATGTCATGACCAAGTACATCGACACCTACAAGGCCGCAATCGCAGCCCTGGAGGACTACTGCGCAATGCAGCAGATCATCGACACCACCGACCAGCAGATCAAAGACGCCTACAACGCTGTCACCAGCGTCTCCTCTGCCCGCTTGGATGGGATGCCGCACGCGCCCAACCCGCGCGGGGGTGAGGACCGGATCGCCGCGACCCTAGACAAGGTGGACGCCTACCGGGCCCGGTATGCGCAGGCGCGCGAGTACATGGACTGGTTCTTGCCCGCATGGGGTGCACTGTCTGAGGACGACCGGTGGGTGCTCAACACGTTCTTTCTCGCCGCCGACGACGTTAGCCAAGAAGAGCGGGTACGGACTATTGCGGACCACTTCTATGTCGAGCGCTCGACTGCTCATACAAAAAAGAGCAGGGCTGTGCGGCGTCTTGCCAGTGCTCTGTTTGGCTAGCGGCAGCTGAGCGTTGGCACGTATCGCAAACTGCGGATGCTTTGGCCCGATCCACTACTTACTGTGGTAACGGTCAGGAATTGGGTCGCAGGTACTTCCGGATGAATCCCGAGGTACCTGCGACCCTTCTTCATGTCTGGCCATCACTTTCATTCCACAATCGATCCCCGACAGGAGGAATCATGGGTCGTGTACACGGAACCCGAATCAACCCCTACAACGTACAGTTCACCGAAACCAAGACTGTTGCTGAGTACAGCACTCCGAACTTCCTTTTCGAGCTGCGTCTCGGTCACGGTAGCCGTTCATGGTGGTTGTGGCTTCGCGTCACTGTCATCAAGGGCAGCAACTATCTGATGTCGGATGGTGTTGAGTTGCGTACCCCGTACGGCACCGCACGGGGCCTGCCTTACGGCGATGGGGCGAACTGGACTGTTGGCTCGCAGCGTTGCAGCGAGGCGATCGCTGTTGGATACGGTCCTTGGCCCGTCAAGGTGACCTTCAAGAATTCAGGCTCTGGCGGTTCCCCTTCCAAGACGGTCAATGTGACCAAGCCCTAAGACAGGCCTTTGCCTGCGCCAAGGCTTGACGAGCAAGGATTAGTTTGGCTTCGTCCCACTTGACACCTGCCCATGGATCTGAGTCCTCTAAAACAATCCAGGTCCATGTGTCAGGATCGCGATGCGTGGGTGCGTTCGTCAGGAAGTTTCGCTCACCCCATTCGTAAGCATCATCAGGCGGAGACACAATTGACACAATCCACCAAGTCTCATTTGGGTCGTTTCCAGGACCAACTTTAACCATCGCTGTGGCAGTCGGCGTGCCAAAATAGAGCTTCATGAGATTGAGTAACTCAGTATCAACAGGCTGACAAGACTCCGCATCCGCTCCCTGGGCCGATGGGATGGCATCCGCTGGGGACAGTGAAGCATGCGGGCTTGGGGATGGAGATGAAGGTGTGACCGTCACGTCCCCATCCCCAAGCCCTACCAGTGATGTTTCAGCTGTCGCGTGGGGCGCTGGCTGTTGGTGACACCCAGTCAAGGCCAATGCCAAGACTGACGCTGCAAGGACTTTCCATCTCATGATCACCTCTGTGCTTACCAAGCCTGATCAGCGGTCAGGTTGGGGAGTCATGCCCTTCCAAATTATAGTAACAACGCTCTTCACGCGTTGGCGAGTATCACGGTTACCGGATGATTTGCTTCCCAGGCGCACCTACGGTGATAACAGGTCAAAAAGCAGGTAGAGCCAGAGATAGATGCTCTTCCCAAGTTAGAGGTCGTGCGATACCACACCGGTAGTCCGCTGTCCCGACAGATCTGGATCGACTGCCGTTGGCCCATTCGCCACGAGTTTTATGAGCGGGGATCAGCATGCCGCGCAAGCCTGCCCGCCCGCGCTCCCGCTGGGGCATGGCGACACCCACGACGCCAGCAATCTGCGGGCCTTGTGCAAGCCGTGCCACTCGCGCCAGTCTGCTGTGGACGGTGACCGGTGGAGAAATGGCCCCAGGGTCTACACCTACTGAGCTGAGCGCACGTTAGCCCCACTGTGGGCCTTGAATCCCAGGCCTCAAAGCGTGGTCATTTTCAGCTAGTTCGTCCCACACGCGGCCAGCCTGGACCCCCAGGGGGCGTGAAATCTCTAGCCCCTGGCCCTCGCCTGAGCGGGCCGGGGGGCTTGCGTGCGAAAACGTCGAATCAAACAGCCTATTACCCCGACCGACTGTGCACCACACAGTCCTCCAAATCTTCCGCCACCACACACGAACGTGTGGTGGCGGTTGTCCATTCACACACCAGTGACAAGAAAGGAATCCATCATGGATCAGATGGTTCTCAAGACACAGCAGTGGCTCAACGCTACCTATCGAGGCAGGACAGGCTTCGGGTCGGTCGCAGAGGATGGGAATACCGGATGGGATACAGTCAATGGTCTTATCCGCGCCCTGCAGATCGAACTCGGCATCACGGCCACAGCCAACAACTTCGGGCCGGGCACCCAGTCTCGGTTCACTTCCCGCTGGCCCAAGGGCATCAGCAAGAACACTGACACGAACAATGTTCACGGCATTATTCAGGGCGCTCTGTGGTGCAGGGGATACTCTGCGGAATATGGAGGTATTACCACAAAGTTCACCGACAATGTCGCCTCCTCCATCGTTACACTCAAGAAGGACATTGGCCTGTCGGACAGTTCCTCCACTATTGACCTGGAACTGATGATGGCACTGCTGTCTATGAAGCAGTTCCGTCTTCTTTCTGCATATGGCGGTAAGGACTCAATTCGTCATATTCAGCAGACCATTAACCGCAATTACAAGGCATACACCGGAATCCTTCCCACCGATGGCTTGTACGGCCGCGAGATGAACACTGGTCTTATCCAGGTACTCCAAAAGCTTGAAGGCTTTACCCCTGCCGAGGCAACAGGAAACTTCGGCAATGGAACACGCAGCCGACTGCGCACGATTAATGAGGCGAATGCAAGCTCGAATAAACAGTGGGTATGGCTTGCTACCGCAGCCTTGGTGTGTAATGGTGTCGGAGAACATGCGACTGAGACGTGGGATCCGACATTTTCGGGTGCAATCAAGCGTTTCCAGGAGACTTATGCGCTCCCCTCGACTGGCGTAGTTGACTCAACGACCTGGATGAGTCTGCTGACGTCGAAGGGCGATCCGTCGCGTCCTTGCGTTGCTTGTGATACCCGCTTTGAGATTACGACGCAACGGCTCAAGCTGCTCAAAGCTAACGGTTACGAGATTGTGGGGCGTTACCTGACTGAACCCAATCAGGATTCAAAAGATCCGTCCAACTATTTCAAAGCTATTCGGCCAGGAGAACTTGAACGTATCACCAACGGAGGGATGAAGTTCTTCCCGATATTCCAAGAGTATTCCACCGAATTGCGCCACTTCACTCGAGAAAACGGAACTCGCCATGCCACGCTTGCAAGGCAAGCAGCCCAGCGGCTGGGTATTCCGGGAACGTATATTTATTTCGCTGTTGATTTCGATGCGACAGACCCTCAGGTCACAAGCCATATTCTTCCGTATTTCCAAGGCGTGCGTGGAAGCCTGGGAGGCGGATACAAAGTGGGTATCTACGCATCACGCAATATTTGCAGCCGCATCATCAAAGCAGGCTACGCTGGAAGCGCGTTCGTATCTGACATGTCCACAGGATTTTCTGGCAACCTCGGCTTCCCTATTCCTGATAGTTGGAACTATGATCAGTTCACTGAAATCAGTAACTACAAAGGTCAGGGGTTTGACCTTGATCGGGTCGCTTATTCAAGTCAAGCTCCAGCAGTGGATCATGTTGCACCCTCAAGTGCCGGTGGCGCTGCGCCCGACACCAGCATCGATTACAACAAGCTGGCTCCGATTGATCTGATCTGGCATTTAGAGAAGCGCTTTGAGGAATTACGTGCTGATAGCAAAGTTGGTGAGGACTACGTTGCTGGTTCTCATGGTGCGGGAAGGCGGATTGCTGTTCCGACTTGGCGTTGCATACTCAACTATTTAGCAAAAGCCTACCTGCGTGACGGTGGTGGTGAATCTGCGGTGAGCTGGTCCGTATCTGCCGAAAGTTTCAGGAGTGCTGACGCGAGCGTACTTGAGAAAGACGCTGTAGGTAAGAAGATCATCGCTGCCTTAAATCGCTATATCGATAACACTTGGCGGCAATCCATGACCGACAAGACCGGAGAATCAGTTGATCTGGCGCATCTGGCGGCAACAACACTTGGATACACCAACTGGAATATTATCCCTGATGCGTGGACTGGCTGGGCTGGAGACCTAGCTACTGCCATGGAGAATATTCAGAAAACACTTGAGTGGAATCCCGGCGCGAACCTGGATCAGGTGGCCACAGCTCTAGTCGGTCAAGGTAACGATTACCGTCAGCATCCTGGCTTGAAGGGGCTAGTACTTGACAAGAAAAACGACAAGGGAAAATGGGAATCGGTAGGAAACAACTGTAACCGTGACGACCTCTGCTGTGACGGAGACGCCATCGTTATCGCTAAAACGCTAGAAAACGGCAACGACTCCAACAGCCATCTCCTATCGGCAACGCTGCGAGAGTACTACAACAACTCCAGCAAACTAGCCAACAGATTCAAGCAGATTGCCACCAGCGTTAATGCCTCAAATACATCAGGAGCGTTGACAGCATTCACTTCAGTCATGTCAGGATTCCCAGGTGATTTTCTAAGACGAAAGCTAGCTGATTCAGTTTCCTCAGAGGTAAAAAATAAAGCCTGTGAGAAACTAGCGAATTATATTTTCTGACGGATCATTAGGTTCAGAAACATGGTAGGCTACCCGTTTTCGTATCGCTAAACGAATCAGGTAGCCTGCCATGAAAATAACAGCTGGGATTCCGTAAAGTCCATACAATTTAACATCCCAAGGGGAATTTGGAGCTACTGGATACCAAATGTGATCTCCGGTTGAAAACACGCTTCCTCCAGTTGAAATCCAAAATGCCATAATGTCAGCAACCACGCCAAAGCAGTAAAGTAAAAGTGGTAGAACAAAAAAGTTTAGCCGCCAGTCTGTTACCTGGATTTTCCGGGTGATTAATAATGCGACTACAGGTATGAGGATCGGTTCAATGAATGCCGCAGGGTACAGCACCCACACCAGGTCGCTGAGAAGAGCAGTCTGGTATACCAGAACACATACGGCATAGACCAGAGCGATTTTGACGATATCACGCATCAGTGATCTTTCCCTCACCATACCTAGTCAGAGATAAGCCAACTTCACTATTGACTGAAAGCTCATCGATGCTGGAACCGTACCAAATGTCTGTCTAAACCGCAACGTGGTGGGAAAGTGCTGGGCGCAGCCGAGACAAAGTAGAGCCCAACGACGTGGTTCCCGTCCAGGGAAAATACTTCTTAGTGAACAGCTCCTCGTCGCTGAAACTCTCAATGAGTTTGACGGTCTGAGTGTGGCTCGCCGTGTGTAACGCTTGGATTTCATCTAGCGACACATCTTGGTAGTGCTCCCAGATTTCCTGGTTCAAAATTGGGGCGCATGGAGTCAATGAGTGCTTGCAGCTTGCTCCACTGTGGGGTGGTTGCATCTTAAGAGTTCTGTTTTCGTTTTTGCTCGGGCCACGTCTCAATTGCAACACGAACACACGGAAGGGAGCAATCGAGAAAGGTCGCTCTGATGGCGAAAGATGGAACGAACCGAGGCGGGCGCCGCATCCGTGCAGGTGCGAAACCCGATCCGTTGAATGAGAAGCTCGCTAAAGGCGTGGCTGCGACCCGCCTGGAAGACCCGCTGAATGAGCCGTTCGATTTCGAAGGCAGCGATATTGGGGACGGTGCGGTGCTTGCTGGTGAGGTCATGCTCGAGTCATCGGATTATCTTTCTGAGATTCAGCGTGATGGTAAACCGCTCGGTGCTGACCTGGTCTACCGCGAGACGTGGCAGTGGTTGGATGCTCATGGCTGCTCCCAGTTCGTCGCCCCACGCCTGATTGAGGCGTATGCGCAGGCGTTCGCGCGTTAGGTGCAGTGCGAGAACGCGATTTCCCGCTTCGGCTTGCTGGGCAAGCACCCAACCATCGGTGCCGCCATCGCGTCCCCGTTCGTAGCCATGTCGCAGTCGTTCGGGAAGCAGGCGAACGTGTACTGGTACGAGATTTACGAGATAGTCCGCGCCACCAGCCAGACAGGTCGAGGAAATCACGCTACCCGTGCCGCAGGCGGCATCCTTCGACTTGAGCCTGCCAATTCTTGAGGTCTTGACTGACCCAACCATGTAGCCCAAGTGCTACACCGATTTTTTGATGCCTTCACCCGTGTCGGGTGAGGGCGTTTTTTATGCCCACCCACCCCTTGGAAGGAAACACTCCATGTCTTTGAACGCTCTCTGGCACACCATCCAAGCCGGCATCGCCAGCTTCGGCGCATGGCTCGCCGCTTACCTCGGCGGACTCGACGGCCTCGTCTACGCGCTGATTGTCTTCGTGATCGCCGACTACATCACCGGGGTGCTGGCCGCCATCAACGAACGCCGCGTCAGCTCAGCAGTCGGCTTTCGGGGCATCTCCCGCAAGATTCTCATCTTCACCCTGGTTGGTCTCGCGCACCTGATCGACACCCAAGTCATCGGCACACCCAGCATGCTACGGGCAGCGGTCATCTTCTTCTACCTGTCCAACGAAGGCATCTCCCTGATCGAAAATGCCACCCGCCTCGGTCTGCCGATCCCCGCCCAAATGCGAGACGCCCTCGACGCGATCGCCAACCGCGCCGACAAACGACCACCCCTCACCAACACCGACCCAACTGAAACCCATACCGATAAGGAGCAGCGCTGATGAAGAACTGGAACACCCTCGAGGCCGACGTCGACCTCATCATGAACACACACTACACACCCGGCAGGAACGGTCGGCAGATCGATAAGGTTATCATTCACCACAACGCAGGCAACCTCACCATCAGGGGCTGTTACGACGTCTGGCAAACCTGTCCAGCTTCCGCCCACTACCAAGTCCAAACTGACGGCACAATCGGCCAGCTCGTGTGGGATCGTGACACCGCCTGGCATGCAGGCAACTTTGCCGCCAACACCACCAGTATCGGCATCGAACACGCCGACATGACCAGTGATCCATGGACTGTATCCGAGGCGTGCCTTGATAACGGAGCACACCTCGTAGCCGCTGTCTGCAAGTACTACAAGCTCGGCCGCCCGGTCTGGGGGAAGAACGTGTTCGGGCACAAAGACTTCTCTGCCACGGCCTGCCCGGCATCTCTTGCTGGCTCCCAGTACGCCGCCTACATGGCTCGCGCACAGTCTTGGTACGACCATATGACCGGTTCTACGTCCGCGCCAGCACCCGCACCGGCGAAGCCTGCACCCGCAGTACCGAACATCGACGCTCTTGCCGATGCCGTCATTCGCGGCGAGTACGGAAATGGTGCCGAGCGACGCAACCGCCTCGGCCACCTCTACGACGCCGTGCAGGCCATCGTGAACCGCAAGCTCGGCTACTAACCCAAGCAGCCACCACGGCACACAGCGCCCTCACTTATCCCGACCCTGGGGTGGGTGGGGGAGCTTTTGTCGTTTCTGGCCTCTTTTCCATCGGTTCCGGATGTGGTGAATCCGTCGATACGCCGAGTACCCCGTCCGGTTTTGCCTGCTGCCACGCCCTACAGGTGAAAGGCCCTCTTTGGGCAGACGGGCGATAGGACGGTGACGGCTGCGATGACACCACTGGAGACACGACGGATTGAAAACCTGCGGCGTGCAGGATGGGGATATAAGAACATCGCCGCGTTCTGCGGAATGTCGCGTGAGGCAGTGCGCGCGTACTGCCTGCGTGAGAATCTCGAGGCCGACCCCGAATTAGTTGAGCAGGTATGTGCCTGGTGCGGGCTAGCTTTAAGCGGGCGCAGCAACAGTGCTCGTTTTTGCTGTGCATCATGTCGTTGGAGTGCGTGGAACGACAAACACCAGCGCACCTCCGACCACGCGCGCCCATGCCAGGCGTGCGGTAAGGACTTCATCAGCGCGAAGAAGCGGCAGAAGTACTGCTCGCACTCGTGTTACGTCCGGGCACGCTTCGCTACCAAGGGTGGCCGGGCTGCCCAGCTCTCACCGACACCAGCTACTACGAAATCCACGCCAAGCAGGCGGACCAGAACTATCGCCGGTATGAGCGTGACTCTGAGATCAACAAACGCTACGGGGCTGCCTGGCGCAAGATCCGCGCCGCCTATGTCGCCCCCCCTCTGCGAGATGTGTGAGAAGGAAGGGCGGTTGACGCCGGTGGCTGAGGTCCACCACATCCTGCCCTTATCTCACGGCGGCACGCACGACAAGGCGAACCTGATGAGCTTGTGCAAGCCGTGTCACTCGCGCCAAACCGCGAAAGATGACGACCGGTGGAAAAACACAGGTTCCGGTCCTGGTCAGGTGTACACCTACTAAAAATTTAGGGCTGTACATCCACCGCCTACCCCTGGCCCCGCTGTGGGGAGGGGCGGATCCGATCTTTACAGGCTCGTAGGGTTTCAGCGGGCGTGGCACCTCGCGCACAAACACGGCGAATCAAACGGGGTATTAACCCCCTCGTGTCTCAGTTGATGCATTTTCTGTGAGCTTGGGCCCAATGTTGCGTTCAACTCGCTTTACACAATCTTCCGCCACATATGTGGCGGTTGTTCATTCACCGATCACCGACAAGGGAAGGACATTTGTCGTGGATGAGATGGTTTACAAGACACAGCAGTGGCTTAACGCAACCTACCGGGGTAAGACCGGTTTTGGGTCTGTTGCGGAGACCGGGGCAACCGGCTGGGATACAATCAATGGCTTGATTCGTGCGTTGCAGATTGAGCTGGGCATCACTGCGACTGCGAACAATTTTGGGCCGGGCACACAGTCACGTTTCACTTCACGTTGGCCTAATGGACTCAGCAAGAACAGTGCTGAGAGCAACGTACATGGGATCATTCAGGGCGCACTGTGGTGTAAGGGCTATCCGGCCGAATATGGCGGTATAACTAGGAAGTTCACGGACAATGTGGCCTCCTCAGTCGCGAAACTCAAACGCGACATCGGCTTGCCTGATAGCTCTTCGACTATCGATGTTGAGTTGATGATGGCATTGCTGTCGATGAAGCAATTCCGCCTGCTTTCTGACTACGGCGGCAAAGCGTCGATCCGTTCAATCCAGCAAAGCATTAACCGTAACCACAGGGCATATACAGGAATTTTGCCGACCGATGGTCTCTACGGTCGTGAGATGAACACCGGTTTGATTCAAGTGCTTCAGAAACTGGAAGGGTTCAGCCCTTCGCAGGCGACAGGAAACTTTGGTCGCGGGACCCGTGCTCGTTTGCAGACGATCAGTTCAGGTAGCGGCAATTGGGCATGGCTGGCAAGCGCTGCTCTGGTATGTAACGGTCAGGCCTCCACGGTTACCAGCAGCTGGAACTCGGCAATGGCCTCTCAGGTTCGCTCCTTCCAGGCACGCTACGCGCTTCCGGTTGCAGGAGTGGTTGACCCGACAACATGGATGAGTCTGCTCACCTCCAAGGGAGACCCGGACCGTGCCTGTGTTGCCTGCGATACCCGTTTTGAGATCACCGATGAGCTTGCTCAACATCTCAAAGCCGACGGTTACAAGATCGTTGGACGTTACCTGACAGAACCCGGTCAAGACGGACTGGCAGAGAGCAAATACTTCAAAGCGATCCGCACCGGGGAACTACGACGTATCGTGTCCCACGGGCTGCAGTACTTCCCGATTTTTCAGGAATACTCCACCAAACTGTCCCACTTCAGCACAGACAACGGGCATCGGCATGCTAAACAAGCACAAGCAGCTGCCCAGCGTCTTGGAATCCCGCAGACGGTCATCTATTTCGCTGTTGACTACGACGCCACTGACCCTGAAGTTACCAGCACCATCCTGCCCTACTTTGAAGCAGTAAAGCAGAGCCTAGGCGGCGGATATAAGGTCGGAATCTACGCATCTCGAAACATCTGCGCCCGAGTCGTTAAAGCAGGTTACGCTGTCGCGCCGTTTGTCTCCGATATGTCTACCGGATTCTCTGGCAACCTAGGATTCCCGATCCCCGATGGATGGGTCTTCGATCAGTTCGACGAGATCCACGGCTACCACGGTAAATGGGATCTAGACCGTGTTGCATTTTCCGGACGAATCGGCGCGGTTGGAAGTGTGCAGAAAAGCAGCCAACCTAGTAAACCGTCTCAACCGTATACTCCGCCGCCTGTTCCTAGCCTTAATGGGCTAGATACCTTCGAATCAGAGGTTCTTCCATTGCTCACGGAACTGGAAAGCGCTGCCGGAAAATACCGAGAATCATCGCCCGACCCCATGAAACGGCATCGACCTGAAGCAGTCCTCGAACTAGTACTGTCCTACCTGGCAATGGTGTACCTCCAACATCGGAAGTTTGCTCTCGCTGCAGGCGCATGGACACCAACGGATTTCCATGACTATTTGCGCAAGAACCACGGGGAACTGGTCAGTAACCTCGACCGATTCATTGGAGTGCAACGAATCGAATTCACTGATTCCCACCATCGAGGGAAGAACGATCTTGCCCACATGGCATACACCCTCTTCTGTTACCGCTACATCAGCCCGTCTCCAGACTCCTGGACTGGCTGGGGAGGCGACCTCGCTACGGGTATGGCAGACCTTCACTCACTGATGGTCAACCACCCAACCTTGGACCGCCAGCTAGCCGCTAACGCACTCATCGGCTCTGATCCTAGCGAGGTTGACACTTATCTCACACAAAATGGGGTTGATGCACAGAAACTGCAGGTGAACTGCAACTTCACCGACATGTGTGACGACGCGGATGCGATCCTGCTTCGCGACATGCTCTTAGAAAATCCGCCAGCTGACCTCCATGCACTTTCGGATGCGATGATCTACTATTACGGCGAAATCATTGATCAGAACCGATACTCCGCCTACGAGGCTGATGGGTTGGACTACTCCTCCCAAACGGCATTAGCTGCAAGTATCTGGAATGCTATGAATAGCTTCAGTACACACATTTGGTGGGCTGGACTACTCGAACTTGCTGGAGATTCGACTGAAGAAGAGCGCCAGGCTTGTTGCAACGCGTTGGCTGGATACCTGTTGGCGCGATCACGCTAAGGGGAAGATCAAGTTGGGTGCGGCCGAAAAGTCATCCTTCCGCTGCACCCAACTGCCCCTTCCTTCGGAACCAGAAATACCGCGTAAGCACCGTTACGACTGACACGATTATGGGATAAGCCAAGTAGACAATTCTGCCGTCGTGGAGGTAGTACACGATCCGGCCTTGTACTACGGGCCCAATACTCGCCACTGCCGTGAGCACCGTCAAGACGATAATGGAGGGCAGCCTCAATGTCGTGAAAAGCTTGCGGTTAGCAATCGCTGCGTAGCCAAGAACATTCAAGACTCCACTAATATCGAGCAGCACTAGACCAAACCACGTTATCTCACGCAGTGGCCCGACATTTTTTCCACTCTCGATAAAAACTGCGTGCTGGTTTGCGATAAGCCAACAGTCGATAGCCACCAGCACAGCGAAAAGCAGCCCAAACTTCAGCACCTGGACGCCCTGAGGCGACAAAGCCTTCTCGAGCGCCCCTAAAGCTTCTCGCAGCAGTTGCCGTACCTGTTCCATACTTCTATTGGACCACAACACCCGGGAAAAAGCATGGCTCGTGATGGCACGAACCGGGGCGGACGCCGCGTCCGCGCAGGCACCAAACCCGAGCCTTTGGCAGACCGCCTGGCTGACGGCCGCACCGACAGAATCCTGGCTACCGATGAGATGCCCGAGCCCTATGACTTCACCAGTACCGACACCGACAAAGGCTGCGCGCAGTTCGTTTCGAAGCGTCTGCTGGAGGCCTATGCGCAGTCGTTCGCGCGGTTCATCCAATGCGAGAAAGCCATTTCCGATTTCGGGCTGTTGGGTAAGCACCCGACAACGGGTGCTGCGATCGCGTCCCCGTTTGTGGGGGTCTTATTCGTTTCCCTATCATCATCCTGA